TTTATATAGAATAGATTGTAAAAAGGTATCATTGCTGTTACAGCATCATAAGCTGATTTAGATGCTTTGCTAAATTCTAATCTAGTTCCATGTTTGATAGCCATTAGAACATCTGCTGTCGTTACACCTATTGGTCCAACAAGTCCACCTAATAAAGCAAATTTATCTCTAACTTCATTAAATAATACATCACCATATATACCTAATCCACCACCCTGTAATAAAGCAGCCATTATTGTTTTAGGTTTAGTTATATCTCTTGGTGATCTACCTTTAAGTAAGTCTTTTATAGTCATAGACATATATCCAAGCATTGCAGAAGTCAACATTAATGCTCCCATACCTCTTATACCTCTACCTAAATCTCCTTGTTTTCTACCTTTAAAATAATCTAATTCTCTACCTAAAACTTTTTGTACAATAGAAATTGGAAATGCTTTAAATTGACCAAAAAATCTAATAGCTTCACCAAATCCAGTTCCTGCTAGTTTGCCTTGTGTCATAAAACCTTTTACTCTAGCATCTGGTTCTATAACTGCATAGATTGATCTATCTAATAATATTCCAGATACTGCTGCTTTAAATTTTTCTTTTTCTATTCTCATTTGTCTTTCTGTCATTTTTTCTAGTCCTGTAATTTTTTTTATATCAGCATCAGACATTTCATCTAACAAAGCAATGTTAATAAATTCCTTACCATCATCTGCTTTTTCCATTGCAGTTTTTCTTATAACATCCCATTTAGTAGGATTAATATCGTACACAGTAAACAATTCTTGTAGTTGTTTGTTTAAATTTTTAAATTCTAAATTTTTTTGTTTAGCAAAATAATTTGCTAATCCTAGCATTGATCCTTCTTTTAAACTGTTGGTCCACCAAGAAAGTAAGTTTAATTTAAAAAATGTTCTTTGAGCTTTAGTCCAGCCTTTATCTAAATTATCACCAACTTGGTGTCTTGCAGACATATCATAAATAGTATTGTCATTTATAAAACCTAACATTTCTGCTATTAATTTTTTTTCTTTTGTATTTTTAATTCTACCTAAACTAGACAATGCTTCAAACATTCCACCTAAAAAAGTTCTACCTTGGTATCTTACTTCCGAACCATAAATACCTACATCCGCTAATGCAGAAATTGTTGCACCACCTAGTCTTGCCATAGATGCTAAAGTTCTTGCTATTGCCGAGTATCTTGCAACACCAAAATTTTCTACAGTATAAATAGATCCATCTATAACTTTCATGTATTTATCTAATTTACGAAAGTTTTTAATACTACCAACATCTTTGCCTTGTTTTTTTAATCTATCGTGTACAGCAAATCTAATTTTGTCCATATTTTCTTTAGGTTTTGTACCTAAAGCATCTATTATTCCAAGGTTTCTTCCTGCAGTTTGTAAACCAGAAAAGAAAGATTCTTTTAAGTTACCAACACCAAACTTATCATTATAGTCAAACCAATCATCTGCTGTTTTAAAATGTAATACTCTTTTAAATTTAGAACCTTTTGCTACATCTTGTGATGTTCTTGTGCCATAAGAGTTAGCCACACCATCTGCAATTAAATATTTATTACCTACTAAAGAATTATAAACATCTATCATAAATTCATCAACATTATCTGTGTTTGCAAAAGTTCTATCAGTATCTAACTTTTCCATTACATAATTTTTCCATGCTTTAAAATTTTTATTATAATTTTTATCTCTTCTTGATTTTAAGGATGGATCAGCTTCAATATTTTTTACACCTAAAATAGCTGCAGCATTTCTAATACTTGCTGGATCGTGTGATTGTTTTACAATATATCCCCATAGTTTTTGAATATTAGCTCCTCTATCATTTAATTTTTGTCTAATCATTTCAGAGTAGCTTTCCATTATTTCTGCTAATTTTATAATATCTTGATTAGTTTCTGTTACTCTAGGTTTTTCTCCTATTCTTTTCTGAGTTACAGTTGGCTCTGAACTTAACTCAAACATGGTTCTTGTAACTCTTCTTTGTACTTCAGCTTCTGATATTCCCTCTAAACCTTTATCAAACAAATCATCTACACCAGCAGCTCTTAATTTAGCATTAAATCCAGCAATCAACTGATTAACAGTTGCGTTTTGTTGTACAGCAGCAGAGGATCTTGCAGCTACAACTCTATTGTTAGAACCTACCATTATTGCAGTTAAACCTTCTAATGGATCATCTGAAAATTCAGTTAATACTAATTCTGTTAATCTTCTAACTTTAATTTCATTTTCTATAGCATTTCTTTTATTTATTTTTTTTTGTAATTTAATTTGCTCTGATACATCTTTAGCAACAGCATCCACATTAACTTCATCAATGTTACTTAATTTTTTTTCTGCTATAGATTGTTTAATTAAACTTACTATCTCTTCTTTTTTAGTTCCGGCAATAGAAGATTTTTTTAATAAATTTTCTACTCTTATCAAACATTTATCTGCCATAATTATCTACCATTTCTACAATTAATAAAATCTGCTACTGCTTCATCTAATTCTTTTTTCTTTGTATTAAGTTCGTCTAATTCTTCTGTTGCAGTTTTTAATTCAGAATCTTGTTCTCCTCTTTGAAATTTAAACTTTGCATCTTTTTGATTATTTCTAATAGTTTCTAATTGAGTGTTTAGTGTATCAATTTCAGCATCAGTTTCTGTTTCATTTCTTCTAGCAACATTTTGTTCTGCAGTATTTAATTCTACTTCATCTGATTTTAATCTTGGTTGATTATTTCTTTCTACTGTTGGTATACTATTTTCTGTAGTTCTTAATATTGGATCAGCATTTACTACTGGACCAACATCTACAGGCTCATCTAATAATAAATCTCCTAAAGATTTTTCTAATAATAATTTTCTAGTTCTTGGATCTGTTTTTTCTAATTTTAACATAAAATCTGAAGTCTCTCCATAATATTCTCTAAATAAAATTTGTTCATTAGTTAATTCTGGTTCTACTTCGTCTGATTTTATTCCAGTTTCTTTTCTAACTTTATTTACTTTTTCTCTAAAGTTTTTATATTTAGCAACTGTTTTAATATCTCTTAATTTACCTACACCTACATGAAGTCCACCACCAAGTATTGATCCAAAAGCAATATTAAGTAAACTGTCTGCTGCACCATAATCTGCTTGTACTCTTTTAGCAGCACTATAAACTATTGGCTCAACTAATGCTGCACCAACAGCACCTTCTGTTACACCTCTTGCTAGTCTAGCAGTTCGTAAACTATATTTTGCAGCCATAGCAGCAAATCTTGCTTGTCCAAATACAGGTATAAAAGAAGCTCCAATATTTATTGGATCAAGCATACTAACAGCTAAACCTGTTCCAAACTTTGCAGCACCTACATAAAACCCAGCAGAAAAAGGATTCCAAGATCCTGCTGGTCCTCTTTGAATAATACTTTGTCTTTCTCTTTCAGCTTCTTTTTTCTCAACCATAATATCAACAACTGATTGGAACTCATCTTCTTTAAAATATAATCCTAAATCATTATATTCTTTATTTAATTCGTTTCTATCAATCTTAACATCACCACCTCTAATAGATTCAGAAGCAGCAGCATTAATAGACCTATGAGTTTTTGTTGCTTCTAAAGGATTATATTCCCAGTTGTCTGCAGCAATAGCACCTAAAGTATCTAATAGGCTTTTAGAATATCTATCATAACCATTCTCTTGTGCTGTCTCATCTGTTTTTAATCTAAATGCTAATTGAGCCATTAAATAGTTCCTTCTTTATTAAGAAGTTTTGCTGTTAATTCAAAATGAGATATGACACCGGATCTTTTATTTTTTCTAGCATTTCTATATTCGTCATTATTTAAAAATTCTTTTGCAGCTTCAGAAAATTTACCTGCATTAATTAGTTCTCTTGTTTTAGGAGATTGAACTAAAGAACCTCTAAACCATTCGTAAAATAATGCTTGTTGCAATTCGTCAGAAAAACTATCAAATTTTGGTATTGCGTTAATTACTTCTGGTATTCTACTTTCAATATCTTCTAACAACATTCGTTCAGCTTCTTCTTTATTTACTGTTTGTCCTTCTGCAGCATTATATCTACCATAACCAATGGTAAGTTTTGCTTCACCTTCAGTTGCTTGAGTTGCTGATTTAAAGAATGGTCCTTCTTTTTTTTTTACATAATTAAAAAATTTATTAGTTTCAACTAAACCGGCAAATCTAGGTTTTGAATTTTCGTCAAAAATTAAATTATCATTAGGCAATGCAGCTTGATCATCATTCTCTGGAACTAAATCATTTAATGTCATATTTAATTTTATATCAGTTCCCGGCAAGATGTATTGATCGTTATCAAAATTAAATTCTAAAAAATCACCATTAGCATTTTTAACAGGAGCAAACTCTCCATCAGAAAGTATAATACCAAATATTAAACCTTCACCATCAGATGTGTTTCTCCACTCACCATTTTCTTTTATGTTTATTTCAAATTCACTTTGTATATCTACTGTAAGTGTATCATCTTTCATTGATCCAAAAGCTACCGCACCCCATTGATCTAAATAATGATCTTTAATTATTTCTGTTTTTTCAACAATAGTATCAACATGACTATCTAGTAATTTTTTACCATCCCATATTTTAGGAATGTAATATGTATCTTCTATTTGAAAGTTGTTTTTAATAATTCCTACTGCATCTTTTCTTGCAGTTGTTTCGTTTTTATTATTAGTAAACATCTCGTTTAATGTGTAGTAAGTTAATATCTCTACAATATTTCCCATTTGCTCAACAGTATCTGCACTATTTGCTCCAGTATTTTGTGCAACTATATCTTCAAAAATTCTTATAGCTTTACTTGTTGCTATATCTTTTTGTAGTTTATCAAATTTAACACCATTCTTTGTTCCCCAATCTTTAAGTTCTGTTTTCTTTTCTGGAGAATCAAAAGATAAAAATGCTTCTGTCATTGATGAGTTTTGAAAATAAGCTGAAAGTATAGCTGTTTCTGGCAAACCATCATTTAATAATTGTTGAAATGCTTTATTGTTTAGATCACCAAACTGTAAATCTAAACCTTGTAACATTGCTATTCTAGTTTTTTCATCACCTTTTTTATAATTAAAAACAAAAGACTTTGATTGATTTGAAGTCATAACTTTTTGATTATACTTTGGTACACCTAAATCTGTTTGAATTTTAACTAAAGATGTGGCTAATTCAAATTCTAATATATTTTTTTGATCTCCTTCTGCTGATTCAATAGCTTCTACAGCAGTTTTTATATCTTCATTTGTATCTATAATAAATTTTACAGGATCAGTTGATAATAATTCTTGTCTATTATCTACAATGTTATTATAATATTCTTTCTTTTTTTCACCAATTAAAAAATCTACAGTACCTGCTTGAACTTTAGCATCTATTTCTAATTCATATTGATCTATAGTTGTTTTTAATTCTTTAGAATTAATTGAATTTAAAATTTTTACTTTACTAATAGTATCATCTATTGTTTCTAATTGAATTTCCATTTTAACTATTGTTTCGGCAGGTAAAACTTCTTTAGCCAAATCCATATTAAATGGTACAGGCTCTTTACCTAAAGCTGCTGCAGCAACATAATTTTTCCAACTATTATCAATTCGTGGTGTTAAAATTGTAATAGCTTTTTCTTTTAAAAAGTTTCTTTGTTTAAGACTTAAATTAGGTAAATAATTTTTATCATCATTTAAAGCATAAATAGTTTTTTCGGGTTGCTGTATAACATCTTTAGAACCATTCATAAGATCAATTTCAGCCGGTATAGATTCTAACATTTTTTGTAACTCCGGATATGTTACTTGTGATTGAAATGTGTCTATAGTTAATTTTTCTAAATCATTTTTTAAAGTTCCTTGAGCTATACCACTTTCATCTGTGTCTGCTGTTATAAATAAAAGTTCTTTTTGTTTATCATAATTAGTAAATAAATTTGTTAAAATATTTTTTGATATTTGTGTATCAGTTTTAAATATTGTTTTCTGTGTTTCTGCTAAAGCATAGTTCTCAAATTTAATTGCAACATTATCATTAGTTGCTAAAGATTTGTATTTATTAATTAAAATATTATTTTTATCTTTTAAATACTTGTTAGCAGCATTTTTATTAACTGACATTATTTCATCAGTATTAATAGTTTCTGATACTTTTATAAGATCAGTTATATAATCATTTTCTAATCTTAATGCTTCTGCTTGATTTTGTGCAGTTGATTCTTTTATTTTTTGATCAACAACCATTTTAGTAACAGGTGCTAAAGCAGTAGCCAGTGTTTGATTTAATTTAATTTGAGGAGTTTGAGTAGAACCTTGTAATTGTTCTATTGATCCTTCTGCTGTAAATGTAGGTATCTTTGGCATTACATATCTCCTACTTGAATTGTTTGATCTTTATATGATGATCCGCCACCCATTTTTAATAAAGTTGTTCCTGCAGATGCTATAGTTGATATTTGTGCAAGTTTAGATTCTTGTTTTGCTATTTGACCTTTAATTCTTGCAAAACTTGCTTCTTCTCTTTTATTTGCTGCAGCAACTTTTGAATTATAATATATTAAATTTTCTTGCAATTTTTTTTCAAGTGCATTTGATAAAGCAATATTGTAAGCACTACCTGTTCCAGTTTGTACTCCAGCTTTAGCAAGAGCAACTGTTGTTTCTCCTTTTACTTTTTTATAAGTCTTATTAAATTGTGCAACATCAAATTCTGCTTTTTGTTCTAGTTGTAATGCTTGACCTTCTAATACGTCAGCACTTCTATTAAAAGATTTTTCATTATATTTACCAAGAGTACCTTGAGCTTGGTATTGCATTATAGAACTTCCTATTGTTATAGCTGGTGCTGCTGCTGCTAATGGTGCCATTAAAATATCCTCGCATATCTGTATTGATCTGTTCCATCAAAACCATAATGTTTCATTAAACCTTCGTTTTCTAAACCTAACCACTCTGCAAATCTTTGACCTTTAGCAAAATCTTTTCTAATTGCAGTTTGAACTCTTTTTATATTGTGTTGTTTAGCAACTTTAGCAAAATCTTTTTTAATTGCTTTAGCAACACCTAAAGGATATTTCCACATATCACTTGATGCTATAACCCAACCTTCTGCAACTTGACCCCAAATCATTTTCATACCTGCAGCAAAGATAGGTTTATTATTTACTATACCTGTAAAAGCTAAATTATTTTCTTCTAAATTCATAGCATCACCCTCAACATTAATAAATTTTCTATCTGCTTCTAATATTTTATGATTCATTTGATGTGATAATATTATTTTTCCATGTTCTTTTGTATAAGGTATTATATATAGCATATTATCCATCATTTGTTTGTAATCTTGGGTATAACGATAAAATTGTAAAAGGTAAAGGTTGAGTTTGTCTAACA